CAGCCGCAGTTCCTTTTAATAGATCTGTAAATCCTGTTAGTGGTGCAGAGTACTTACTGTTTGGTATCAAGCCCAAAGGCAGTAGGACGTTTAATGCAGATGCACAGTTAGATAGCATTGTCGAACGCTATGCGGCAGCAGACAAAGCTAGCAGTATACTTTACAAAGCAATTAAAGATAGCAAATCTACAGACAATGTAGATGCTATATTTGAACAAGCTAAAAAAGATTATATGTCCATGATTAAAAATCGTAAACAATCTAATAATATAATTGAATGTGTAATTCCAAACAGTATTACTTTTAGCGGTGGCCTGGGTAAGAACAAGATCCATCCAACCGAAAAGCCTCAAGAAGTATTAAGATATTTTATTGAGTTACTGTCTAATCCAGGCGACTTGGTCTTAGATACCTTTGCTGGTTCTGGTTCGACAGGAATGGCCTGTAACGATTTAAATAGACGTGCAATTTTGATAGAACGAGATCCTGGAATGTTTGAAAAGATGAATCAACGTTTTATTCCAACAACATCATTTAATGATGTGTTTAACTAATTTAAAATAAATGAGCAAATAGAGCAAGCTAAGGCTTGCTTTTTTGTGACTTAATATGTTATACTGTGTCTATGACATCTTGTACAATACATATAAAAGACGAAGTTAATATTAAGATATCTGACCTTGTTACATCCACTAGACGTAAATTAGAAAAAGAATTTAAGTACTTCCAACCGTGGGCTTATCATAGCCCTGCGTATAAACTAGGACGTTGGGATGGTTGTGTTAGTTATTTTAGTTTAGGCGGCAGCACTTATTTCAACTTACTAGATAGGATCTTACCCATCTTAGTGGATGAAGGTTACAATATTGAAATTAATGACCAAAGAATTAATCATAACTTTCAATTTCTTGAAGTAACAGAAACAACACACGAACAAACTATTTGGCCTAAAGGTCACGTCAACGAAGGTGCTCCAGTTTTACTACGTGACTATCAAGTCGATGCTATTAACAAGTTTCTAAATAACTTACAATGTGTACAGGAAATCAGTACAGGTGCAGGCAAAACAATTACAACAGCTACATTATCTAAAAGTGTGCAAGACTATGGCAGAAGTTTAGTTATCGTTCCTAACAAAGACCTTGTTAAACAAACATTAGAAGACTACGAACTATTAGGTCTCGATGTAGGTGTTTACTTTGGCGATAAAAAAGAACTAGGTAAAACACATACTATCTGTACTTGGCAAAGTCTTAACATATTAGAAAAACGTTTTAAGGACGGAGAAAGTCCATTAAGTCTAGCAGAGTTTGGACAAGACTTAGTAGCAATTATTGTTGACGAGGTACACCAAGCTAAGGCAGATGTACTTAAAGCATTGCTCAGTGGCCCATTTGCGAATATACCTATTCGTTGGGGACTTACTGGAACTATTCCTAAAGAGGACTTTGAGCGAGTTGGATTGATATCAACTTTGGGTCCTGTAGTAAATAAGATTGCTGCCAAAGATCTTCAGGATCAAGGGGTGTTAGCTAACTGCACAGTTAACGTCGTACAACTACAAGAGACAGCACAGTATTCCACATATCAAGAAGAACTAACATTTTTAACGACAAATACTCGTCGCATAGACTTCATTGCAGAGTTTGTTCGGAGTCTTGCTTTATCTGGAAACACATTAGTATTGGTAGATAGAATTAAAGCAGGTGAATTGCTCTGTGATAGAATCACAGATAGTGTATTCGTCAGCGGCGCAATGAAAACAGGCGATAGGAAAGAACACTATGATGAGATTAAAGAGAGCGATGGCAAGGTTATTGTGGCGACTTATGGTGTGGCCGCTGTGGGTATTAATATTCCTCGTATTTTTAATCTGGTTCTTTTGGAACCCGGAAAGAGCGTTGTTCGCGTTATCCAAAGCATTGGACGAGGTATTAGAAAAGCTCAAGATAAAGACCATGTAGAGATTTGGGACTTGACGTCAAGTGCAAAGTTTAGTAAGAAGCATCTTACTACTAGAAAGAAATATTATGAGGAAGCGGGTTACCCTTATAAAATCGAGAAAGTGAAATACCTATGAACATACTAACTTCTAATAATGAAGCCTTTGAGTTAAATTCTTTACCAGAGGAAGTAGAAGATCTGCGTTATGGAGTTCTCGATTGGAATGATCCTAAAAATGTAGACTATCATTTTGTGCCATTGATCTTTATGGAAACATTCCACGCACCGGCAGCCGTATTAAAGATTGGCGAACATATTATTCAAGTTCCACTTGATTGGTATATTGTCATTGGTGAAAAGGATCACGGTGATCCGGAGATTGTTCCTATTATGAATATCAATGATCGGGGCTTTAGTGCATTTACATTTAATCCTATTAGTAGTTTTAGATTAGATTTCCAGCCACTTGAGATTATTAATGTGTTTCAAGACATTCGATGGTATACTCCTAAACTTAAACACGGGCATATTTTAGCAGTACCTCTTGAAGGCGGTGATAAGCCGATGTGTGCGTATTTTGTTAAAGAAACTACCAAGCTGCCGGAAGTCTTGTCCATAGACAAAATGTTTTAAAGAGTGTACAATACAGTATGGCAACAAAAGCACCAATGTTAGATATGTTTAAACGAGTACTTCCAGCATTGGATACTCGTAATAAAACTCTGTATGAGAATCTCAGTGAAGAAGAAATGAAAGGGTTTAGCCCTTGGCTTGTTCAACGATATTTAAGTAGTGCAGAAAGTGCTAACAATGCTATTATTGAACATTACCTTATTATGACCAATGACATTGTCAACGTCAACTTTAGTGAAGTCAAAGATCCTGAGATGACTTGGAAGTTAATGAGTATGGTGGGTATTGGTAAAAGCCTCAAGCACCCATACATTGCTCCTGGTGGAGGCAAAAGAAAAAAGAAAAATGCTTTTAGAGCATGGTTACGTGAGCAATATCCTCACTTAGATGACCAAGAGTTAGATATTTGGATTAGCAACTTAGATAAAAAATCCGCAAAGGATATGTTAGAACAATACCATGTTAAAGACAAAGATGTTATCGCTAGTGCCAATGACTTATAAATGCAAATATTGTAATAAAGACTTCGTTAGAGAAACTACACTTATGTCTCACTTATGTGAGAAGAAGCGTAGAATGATGGACAAGGATTCTAAGCAGAATCGAATTGCTTATCAAAGTTGGTTGATATATCGTAAAATGATTATTGCCAACGTCAAGCACGACAAGCCCTATGAAGATTTTATCAACGATAGATACTATCTAGACTTTATGAAAGTGTCTAAGCACATTATTGATTTGAACTTGGATAAGCCAGAAGAGTTTGTTAGATTTGTATTAAAAAATGCCATTAAGATAGATGACTGGTGTAAAGCAGTTGTCTATGAAACTTATGTAAAAGATAGAACTAAAAAAGAAACAGTAGAACGAGCTATTGAGCGAAGTTTGTTAAATATGAAAGCCTGGGCAGAAAAGACTGGATATAGTTGGTGTGAATACTTTGCTAAAGTTAGCACAGTAGACGCAGTACAAGATATCAGAATGGGTCGTATCAGTCCATGGTGTACCTTTGCTACAGATCAGGGTAGCAGATTAATTGATAGGTTTGAACCTGGGCAGGTACAAACATTAATAGATTACATTGAGCCTTTATCGTGGAAGGCCAGAGTAAAACGTCAGCAGGGTGATGCTGATTGGGTGCAGGAAGTTTTTAACAAGGCGGAAATTAAATGAATCAATATAAACAACGAGCAGTACCAGCATTGCTGAAAAGCAGACAAGTACAAGAAGCTAGAGTTAGACTTATTAATGATATGGTTGAGATAGAAATGAATGGCAGTAGAGTTGTTGTACCTACAGCCGAATCATATCAACGTTTACTCAAAAAGGTTGCAGTATTGGAACAAAAATTGTATGCTACAGATAACAAAGCAAACAGAATGGCCAGAACAAAGAATGACTAAAGAAGATCACAATTTAGAATACATTTACAATGAGATATTGATGGTCATGGAACGTTTATTAAAAGAAGACTGCGATGCCTTAGCTGTGGCCGCAGTACTAGCAAGTCAAGCTATGGGCCTGTATAAAACAGTACTAAGCGATGAAGATTATGTTAGAATGATTGATAGCATTGTTGATAAAAAAGATAAAATACAGCCTTTTGAAGCCAGGAGTTTACATTGAGCTTTGACGTTGATATTGACTTTGCTAATAGAGAGCAAATTCTAAGTTTAGTTAAACACACAGCCGCTATGCAAAAAGACGGCGGCAAAGAACGTAAACATAATACAGGTGTGTACTTTCATCATGTGCCTACTAATCCTTTTACCGGATTATGTACATTAGACTATAAACAGGCAGAAAACACAGGCTGGTTTAAAATTGACTTGCTCAATGTTGGAATCTATAGTAACTTCACCAGCAATGAACAAATAGATGACCTGTTAAGCAAAGAACCGATGTGGGAGTTATTGGAACACCGGGAAGTTATTCAACAGTTGTTCCATATTCACAATCACAGCGATACAGTTATTAGAATGAAGCCAAGAAGCATTGAACAGCTTGCCATGGTATTAGCAGTTATCCGTCCTGGTAAGAAACATTTAATTGGACGTAACTGGCCAGAGATAGAACGAGAAGTATGGACTAAAACTGAAGATGTTTATAGTTTTAAAAAGAGTCACGCTATTGGTTATGCGGCTGCGATTGTCCTACAACTAAATCAGTTAGCTTACGGTATTAACAGTAGCGAGTCCTAATAAGCTAAGAGTTCGAATATAAAACCAGCCTATATCAAACTCAAACCAGCGTCGACTTAATTTTGCACTTGCTGGTGCTATATGATGATTATTATGCAACTCTTCACCGCCGATAACAATGCCAAGGAAAGATAGATTCTTTGATTTATCTTTTGTTTCACCGTTTCTATATCCTAACCAATGTCCTAGTCCGTTAATAACTCCAGCGGCCCAGAATGGTATCCATATCATTTGTATACCCCAAATTAAAAATCCCCAGTAGCCAAAAAGCAATACGTCGATGACCAGCATAATCATAATGCCTAGTCTACTATGTTTAGTGTAGACATTATGTTCCATCCAGTCGTCAGGAGTACCACGGCCAAAGTTAGAGACCATTTTAGTATTTTTACTAGCATCGTGATATAAACCAGCACCCTTGAACAATACTCGCCAAATACCATATACGTGTGGACTATGCGGATCACCTTCTACATCAGTGGCACTATGATGTTTACGATGGATAGCAACCCATTGTTTAGTAACCATGCCTGTAGTTAGCCATAACCATAGTCTAAAAAAGTGATTAATTACGGGATGAAATGTCACTGATTTATGAGCTTGGCTTCTATGTAAAAAGCAAGTAACAGCAACGATGGTGATATGAGTTAAGATGAGAGTGTATATTATTTCTAGCATAATATACTTATCTTAAAATTTTTGAACTAGTTGGATTTGTCTGCGTTTAATACGTTTAGTGATAATGTTTTGTAGACTAACTGCTTCACCGTGCAGTATTTCGAAATCTTTTACGTTATACGTTCGTAGACTGTAGCTAAAACGTTTAAATTTCGGTCCTATAAACAAATTAACGGGTAGTTGTCTATTACTTTCCCACCACCAAAGTTCTCCACATTCTAGAAACTCTGCTTTATCTTCTGTACAATTTAATACGTTTAAGACGTATATACTGGCTAGAGTTTGAGTATAGTTTTGAATTATACCTATAACTTCTTCTTCACCCGCCCTACAAAGGCTTAAAAAAGGGAATTTTTCTAATATTTCTTTATGATCTGCCATCGGTAATATTTAGCAGTCAATTCAATTCAATTAATTTAAATAAATATAACTATGAGCGACACATTTACATTTTTAGATTATCCACAACGAAGTGTGTTAATATACGCCAGCGGATATAGCAGGACAAAAAATATGCCATTTAGCACAATACGTAAGACCATCTACAAAGGTGTAGACACTAAGTTAGGTTTCGATATTAAGAATCAGGACCGCAAGCCCGTTAACCTATTAGGTAAAACTGTTATGGTTAATGTTATGCAGGTTAGACGAGGAGAATTAGTTTTACAGCGTAGAGCACAAATAACTGAACCACAAAGCGGCTACTGTGAATTCAGCATATTTGGCTATGACCTAACAGATTTAGAACCTGGTATCTATCAACTAAGTGCTCAAATATACGAAGATGATGGTATGGCTCGTAGTTTGTATTCCGATTTAAATCGAGCCGCTACTATGGAAGTGGAAATAGTAGATGGCGCCTATCCAAAGTTCTTCAACAGCACATTGTTACATTTTACAGAAGATAATGACACGATGATCAGTCAACCAGTGGCTAGTAATTTACAACGTAATGACAGTAGTACATTGCACACGCTTCAAATTGAAACTACTAACTTTATGGGTACATTGACAGCCTTTGGCAGTTTAGAATACGGAAGTATGGGAAACTATAGTCCTATTAGATTTATAGATGGACAATATTGGTTACCACTTAACTCTACTCCCACGAGTCCTACCATTGGTATAACAGGCACACATCAAACTCAAGGTTGGAACTGGCGCGGTAGCTTCCGTTGGATCAAAGTAGTCTATACTCCGGATGTCAATAACACCGGAACTGTTGACAAGATACTTTACAGAAGTTAAATGATTGATGTTCACTTTTTTGGTTGTAGCTTAACGGCAGGGGACGAACTGTCGGATGATCAAATTTTTCCGTGGAAACACGAATGTAAAGATGCTACAGAATATTTTTTAAGAAGAGTTCCTCCTATAGGTTATCAAGAACATAATAAAAGACTAGCTTATCCAGCTTTACTACAATCTCCAGAAATAAAAACTTTCAACCACGCAAAAAATGGCGCCAGCATCCAAGAAAATATAATTAGTTTGATGACGCTAGTATCAAAAAATACAAAAATTGATTATGTGTATTTTCAAATAATTCCATCTGGCAGAGAACTAGTAATTGATTCAAAAAACAATATTACTTCTTTACAATTAGCCTGTGCGTGTGATCCTCCGGGCTTTGAAAGATATTTAGATGCAAAAAGAGTTTCGCATCAACCTTTGCAATACTCGTTGGAAGATTTTGTCGATTTGATCATGCTGCATGGTTATTTAAAAAACAAAGGTATCAAGCATAAATTTCTTGAATTAAATAAACAGATAAATTTTAGAGTAAATGATTTACAAAGTACAAAATTTTATTTCTTGATCAACGAATACTACAGACAACCAATACTAGACGTATCAGATTTCATCAAACCTTTTCCAAAATTGTTAGGCGATCATTTTAGTAAAGAAGCTCATTGCGAGATAGCTAGATTAATTAATTTGGATTTAAAAGAAATTAATAGTTGACAAGATACTTTACAGAAGTTAAAATAGTAAGGTCATGTCGGCCTTACAAACTTTATTACAATCTCGCATAAATGGAAGACCTAGCCCAAAAGGCTGGATTAGCTTCAACTGTCCTATGTGCGTAGTCAACGGGCAAGCTCGTCCAGATACAAAACGTCGCGGCGGCCTGATGTTCAATCCAGATGGTGCAGTAAGTTATCATTGTTTTAACTGTAACTTCAAAACAAGCTGGACACCAGGAAGAACACTGAGCTTTAAGATGCGTAAACTTATGCGTCAACTGGGCTTCGATGAAGCAGAAGTACAACGTCTTAATTTAGAACTACTAAGCCAAGCTGATGTAGAAACATTAGTACAACGTGAGCCAGAACCATCTTGGACACCTAACTGGCCTGATTATGAACTAGGATTTGATGTTAGACCTATAAACGATCCAGAGAAAATAGAATATCTTAAACATAGACAAGTATACGACTTGGCAGTATGGTTAGAAACAGATACAGAATACGCAGGTCTTAATAAGCGAGCTATACTGCCTTTAACATATGAAAACAGATTAGTAGGTTTTCAAAGCAGATACATAGGAGAAATACCAGAGAAGTTTTCTAAGTATTACAAAAAAGCACCAGCAGACTATGTGTTTGGTTTAGATAATCAACGGGACAATAGACAGTTTGTTATTGTCACAGAAGGTGAAATGGATGCGTTACTAACCAGTGGATTAAGTATTGGTAGTAATAATTTAAGTGACCATCAAGCACAACTGATAGAAGACTTAAATATAGAACCTATCGTTATTCCAGACGCAGATAAAGCAGGCAGAGATTTAGTTGAACGTGCCGCAGATTACGGCTGGAGTGTAAGTTTTCCTGAGTGGGAAAACTGTAAAGACGTCAGCGACGCAGTAATGAAATATGGACGCTTGTTTGCTATTCACAGCATACTACAGGCCGCAGAGCATAGTCCAACAAAAATTAGATTAATGGGAAAGAGATATTGTCAATGAGTAATGAAGTAAAAGAATATAGTGTAGACTTACAAAAGTTATTTTTAGAGTTTTTAGTAAGCGATAAGGAACTGTTAAGTCGTTGTCAAAACGTACTAGAAGGTAGTTATTTTTCTAGAAGTTTGCAGGCAACAGCAGAGTTTATTAAAGAATACGCCGGCAAGTACAGCGATTGCCCAACAATAGAACAAATTAAAGCAGTAACAGACACAGAGCTTAGAGTTATCCCAGGTGAAGCAAGTAGTCACAAGGAATGGTTCTTAGCAGAGTTTGAACAGTTTGCTAGACATAAAGCATTAGAGAAAGCTATTCTCGCCAGCGCCGACTTGTTAGACAAACAACGTTATGGTGAAGTAGAAAAGTTAATTAAGGATGCCAGCAACATTGGCTTGCCCAAGAGCTTTGGTACAAACTACTATGAAGATCCCATGGGTCGACTAATGTTGCTTAAGAATCAAAATGGCGGAACCAGCACAGGTTGGAAGACTATTGATGAAAAGTTATATGGCGGATTTAACCGAGGTGAACTAAACATCTTTGCAGGAGGATCTGGTGCAGGCAAGAGTTTGTTCTTGCAGAACTTGGCATTAAATTGGAGTCAACAAGGACTTAATGGCGTTTACTTTAGTCTTGAACTCAGTGAGGGCTTATGTAGTATGCGTATGGATGCCATGCTTATGGGCATTGCTACTAAAGAGATTTATAAAAACATTGATGATGTTGACCTTAACATTAAGATGAAAGGCAAGAAAGCAGGTAGGTTACAGATTGTACAACTTACAGCGGGTATTACTGTTAATGATTTAAAGTCTTGGATTAAAGAATTCCAAATTCAACATAACAATAAAATTGATTTTGTTGTAGTTGACTACTTGGATTTGATGACTCCTGTGTCAGTAAAGATTTCAGCAGAGAATACTTTTATTAAAGACAAATATGTTTCTGAAGAACTTAGAGCAATGGCGGTTCAGGGTGGATTCTTATTCTGTACAGCATCGCAGTTAAATCGTGGTGCTGTGGAAAGTGTAGAGTTTGACCACAGTCACATCAGTGGTGGCTTATCTAAGATTCAAACTGCTGACAATGTAATTGGTATCTTTAACAGTATGACTATGCGTGAGCGTGGTAGGGTACAGTTACAGTTTATGAAGACACGTAGTAGTAGTGCAGTGGGTACCAAGATTGAGTTAGAGTTTAACACAACTAGTTTGCGTATCACAGACTTAGATGAAGACAGTCCAGAAGCACCTACTACAGCAGATGTATTACATGACAGACTACGTCGTCAAGCACAAACAGAATCTACTAGCACTCCGACAGTATCAACAACTTGGGAAAGACCTAAGGCAAGAGAAGGGTTTAGTTTAGAAACGCCACAGCCTAAAGTGGAACCGTCCATTGCGATTAGGACAATGGACAGTAGTAATAAGCTAGCGAATATTCTTAAAAAGAGTTAATTACTTTAAGCCGCGAAGTGAACCTTGTGGCTCTTGTTGAGCAGGTTCCGCAGTAGTCGGAGCACCTACTTCAGGAGCCGGTTCGCCTGTTGGTTCTTGTACTTGAGCAGCCGCATCTTTGTTCAAGTCTGTTTTTAATCTTTGGAACAATGCATTGTCTTCGGCAACATACGCAAGTACAGTTTCTAATAGATCCATTAAAGCACTCATTTGATTTAAATTAGGTCTACGATTCATGTACATTGCGCGAACACCCGCTTTTAAATCATTGTAATGTTCTTCGCCTACTGCGTCTTTAATAGCAGCCAATCGACTCATTGTACGAGTAAAACTACTGTTATCAATTTCTTTTCCGCTAGTATCCATTTCAGGATCATGATGGGCCTCTGGCGCGGCTTCTTCGATTGAACGAAGTTTGTTCAAAATCGTTCCCATATTAAAATTTGTGCTAGACATCATAGTCATATAAATTACTCCACTGTTAAAGTTATTTATCAGATAAATACTTTCAAGGATGGACTATAATAGTGCGTAAACAAACACGTTCTTTACTTGAAGAAATTACAAATATTGTACCGCAAAGGGACAGAGAAAGTTTTGTAGAAAACAAAGCTGTAAATGTCATTGCCAGTACACGGTATCTTGTTGAGTATATACAAGAGAACTTTAATCAAGAGCAAAGTGAAGATTTATTAAAGCGTTTATTCAACAGTTTAAAAACTGGAGATGAAATGAAATTCCGCAGAGGAATTAAACAAATTAAAGAAGCAAATAATGGAAGACTTTGAACATTTAGCAGGCTGGGATTTACTAGTTGAAAGTAGACAATACCGCTCAAATACAGCCGGACTCAATCTAAGAAATGTCAGTGACTTTGCTTTTTTGGATTTAATATCGTTATTCATACTACAAAATGAATACGAAACTGCATCAGTATCAAAGAACTATGCAGATAAAACTATCGGCTATAGAAACTTTTTACGCCCGAGATTGGCTGGTACAGACTTATATACTAGCTTAAACATACTAGCTAATCCAGACAGCATTTTTAGTAAAAAGATACATCAAAATCCAGAAGCAGATGCATTGCTTAGAACAAAGCTAAAAGTGCATACTCCTACAGTGAAACGTTATTTAGACTTATTAGCAGATGGCAATTTAAGAAGTGAAGATGCTAGTGTGTTGTTATTACGTTTAGAAAAGCAATTAAATATCACAGACAGTAAGTTAAAAAGCATTCGCAGACTAGCACAAGAATGGTCTAGTATTAATGATATGCAAAAAGAACTAGTAGTTCAACGTATGTTACAGTATTATCGTAAATTTGCTAAACGTAGCGAAATGGCAGTTTTCTTAGAAGACTTAGGCAAGAGTAAAGGCTATAAGCTAAATGCACCTATTGATGCAGATCTTGCTAATTTAGGCTACGGACAACCTGCAGACAAAAAAGGTGTACTAGCAACAATAGCCCCTGCGGCCGCGTTAGTAGCAGGTTACAAGCTAGGCTATCATATGTTTGGCCCAAAAAACAAGCATTAAATAGTATAATATCTTTAAACGAAGATAAATAAACTTAAGAAAGATTAACTTTCGACAAAACAAATTAGGAGATAATTATGTCTACAAGAGTAAATGGTTCAGTTGGAACAACAGACGGTGGTATTTATAACCCAGGTGCTAGTTTAGCATTTTTCAAAGTTACAGTTAAAGATGGTTCTGCAGCCGCAGTTGACCTACGTAGCAGTGACAGTACTGGTCAAGCATTAGAAGCTATCTTCTTTGCTTTCCCAACAGGTATTATTGCTTATGATAGCGCAAATGCTAACACTGGCGTAATCCACATTATTGTTGATGGTGTTAATGCACCTGGTGCAGCCGCACTACAAGCAACAGTACGTGCTATGGGCACAGTTGGTAGCGATGAAAAAGACGTTTCTGGTACAGTTGTTGAAGCTGGTGCTGGTTTCACAGTTAGCGCAAGCGCAGTTTAATCCTTATTCGGGATGGGAAGCCGCAGTAACATTTTGTTCTGCGGTTTTCTTTTGACTGAAACAAAAGGTTAAATAAACTAACAGGAGAATTATAATGAGTCATTCCATAGGAAGAACAGGAGAAGTAGTAGGTGGCAACATAGAGTTTTTTAGTTGCTATACTTTAGTAGATATAACAGATACAGGTGTATATGATCCTAATGCAGGAACAGCATACGAACAAGCACAGAATTTAAATTCATTGCTACAAGCAATTAGTTTAGGCAGTCAGCCAATCATGTCTAGTGTAGAAAAAATTGTAGCGGCAGATATGGACGACTATGATTTTGGCAGCGATTTTACAGGCAATCATAATATGTGGGTATTGCGTTTTGCCAGCGAACGGGTTGGTGCGATCACTGTAGATTCATTAATCAGAGATGTAGATGGTTTACCGATTTATGACGATTTAGACGAAACAGCAGTATTTGATACAAATGTATTCGAAACTGGATCAAATAATCAGCGTAACATATATTTTTATCGCAACGATAACTTGTAATTTTGATAAATACAGTACATAATTAGGCACCAGACCATTGGCACAAACTTAGGCATTTGAGATAAGAAGAACACATTTATAAGGAGTTCGTGTTAATGGCATCAGCAACAGAACGGCTAGGAATAGTCGAAACAAAGGTCGAGAATCTTAATGAGAAACTTGACGACTTAAAAGTAGACGTAAAAGAAATGCACGATTGTCTAGATAAAACTAGAGATACTATCGAAGAAAAATTAGAACAGATGTATCAAGCCAGCTGTACTCAACACGCCGAAATGTCTAAAAAAATCTCGGCCATGGAAAAGTTCAAAGATAAATGGATGTATACATTTGGCGGCGGCATGATAGTGGTAAGTTGGGCCAGCGCACATACAGAAAGTATTATAGCAATATTAAAATGAACGAATTTGAAGTCATAGTTGAAGACACAGAAGAACCTTTAACAGAGGCTAAAAGAGTTTGGGCTAAACGCGGTAAGAAATTAAAGCGTATGATTCGTTGTACTAGTGGCAAGAAAAAAGGCAGAACAGTTGCTAACGTTGGTGCGTGTTCCAAAGCGATAAATATGAAAAAGAGATTTCAGATGAAGCGAATTAGAAAACGTTTCAATGCTAGAATCGTTAGAAAATCAAAGAGAACAAAAGCATTTAATCCGTTGAGTAAACGATTAAAGACTATGAACAAAACAACGAATAAAAGGTAACATATATGGCAGACCGCAGTTTAAATGATATTATTAAATTTTTAGATCCAAGTGGAGAAATCAGCGACGCTGAAATTGCCAGCATTTCCAATTCTCTAAAATTTACCGAAGTGTTAGATTTAATATCAGCAGTCAGCGACGATAAAGTAGATGCTGGAAGAAATATTTTAAGTAAACATGATCCTAGATTCAGTGTTGCTCAAGAATATGCCGGAGCAAGCGGGGCTCAGCAAGGCGGATTCAAACCAATCAAACCAGTGGGTACAAGTCCTACTATTGCAGGAACTCCTACTAATCCAAATGGTCCACAAGACAATGAGCAGGACGACTTGGAAGCACTAGTTACAGATCCGATGAATAAAAATAAACCAGAAGTTAGACAAATTCAAAGTTTACTACAAAGGTTACAGAACAGATGAAAATCAGTGATATTATCTCTGAATCATATAAAGGTTTCACGGGACGCATGAAGGAGTTTGGTTCTGTCAAACGCGGCGATATAGATCAAAGTTTGCCCAGTGTTATGATTGAACCCCAGTTAAGAAACACTGATACCTATATGCAAATGCGTTATGGTATGGCATTAGCGGCCGCGGCTGCTCGGAAGGGTGAAGAATTCGAACAAGAAAGCGCCTGGGCAGAAAATATTGGTATGGTTGGTTATACCGACGCTGAAGTTGAACAAATTAAAATAGCCGACGAACTAATGGGAGTTAAGAGTATTAATCTAACTACCAAAGGCAGTCAAGAGCGCACAGATACAGGCACTAAGAGTGCAGTAGCCAGTGGATGGAAGAAGTTTGCAAAATGAAAATAGTCGAACTAGCATCTGGCATTAAAACAATGATTACTAACGAGCAACAAGAACTTGTTAAATTAGTCAAAGAACAAACACAAATATCTAGAACAGATCTAGATGAAAGAAAACAAAAAATAGCCGAACAGATGACAGGGCTAGGATTATTAGATAGAATATACGATGAAGAAAACCAAGCAATTATCTACAAATTATTCAGTAGATAAAAAAAGTGCTACAAAGCTATCGTCAAAAGTGGCAGCAATGCTAGATGATGCTATACCTTCTAACATATTGGGTATGTTAGTTACCATGAAAGAACAAGAACGCTGTTTAGTATTCTATGACAGATATAGTTTGAATGTTCGCAGTAAAAATGATTACTCTATTGTAGATTTATATACTAATGATACAGTATTTGAAAATGTAGCACTATTTTCTAGTGCGTTACATATAATATTTTCTTTACATAAAGGTGTGCATACTGCTTCACCCAAAGAAGATATGATATACGAACTAGATCAAGAATACTTTCGATGTTTAGAAAACATCAAATTTTATAGACAAAAGATGAATTCGGTTAACCCTGAACTAATCCCCTTGTTTGCAGACAGATTATCTGATGCCAAGGCAAGATTAGAAGAAACAAAAACCAAATTATCTAAAACATATTGATAAATAATCTAAAGGATACCTATTATGAATACCTCTGAAATTTTTAACCCTGCACAACGCAAACAGCGTGTAGTAGAAAACTTTTTGAATAGCCACTATGGCTTGAAATTGGCTGCACACGGCGATGCAGTTAAAGTGCAATCATTGATCAGCAAACTAGTTATGGAAAACCACCAAATGGCCAGTACAAAAGTTGGCTTCCACAATGATTCTACTTATGTAAAGAACACAATGATCATTGAAGCATTACGTCACATTCTTAAAGAGATTGGCCCAATGCGCTCTACTCGCAGAATGAATGAACAAAGCGGTGAAGATTTGGCTCAGGCTGAACTTATCCTTGTTGCTCAAAACATGGTCGATGACTTGCAAAAGATGGCGGAAGATGTTGCTCAAATGCAAACTGACGAATTGATGCCTTTAGAAGAAAAAATGAAGGTTACATTTGGTCAAGAGCAAGGTCAACAATTCGGTCAAAGTGCTGACCAATCATTCTCTACATTGTTAGACGCAGTTAAAGCTGCCAAAGATAGTTTAAGCAATGCAGTTGCAGTTCTTAAAGGCGAAAGCCCAATGGGTGCAATGGGCGGCATGGGCGATGACCTAAGCGGCCAAGCTATGCCTGGTGCTGAACCACAAGGCGATGAATTCGGAATGGCAGATGCAGCCAGTGGTGAAGAAGAATTGCCAACAGGCAGAGAACTAAAGTAATGCGTTTATACGAATTTGTCGACAGCGACGAACAAGTGCTAGGAATCATCAGGCCTTTGCTTTTACGAGCAAAGGCTGAAGGTGCAGAGTCCATTTCAACTAATCAATTGATTAATGATGTTAACGACTCTAGTGTAACTCCAGAACTATTAGTTAATATTCTTAACAAACATAGAAAAGATCTGCGAGATATAATTACAACAGCAACTTATGATGAAATCGTTTTAAATAACAATCAAATTAAATCTATGACTAATAAATTTGATAAAGATGTTAATAAGATGAAAAGCACAGCATTGAAACAAGCAATGGATAAACTGAAATGAAAAACGTAATGTTAACTGCTACAGAAGCTCGTGCTAAAGCACAGAATGATGTAACTATTTTTACAGAGATCAGAGAACTAGAAGACGCTATCTTATCTGCAATTTCAAATGGTAGCTATAGCGCAGAAACAACAGACACGACTATGACCCTTTCAGTGACTTATTGTAATGTTTGGAAAGGTGTAACCGAAGACCGTGCCAAATTTATTCAAATGAGTCAGGTTGTAAGTTATTTTACAGATTTAGGCTATTCCATAGAACGTAGAGTAAATTCCAGCACCGGCAATACATTCAAATGGATTGTTAGTTGGTAATATATAACTAGACTATACACTGATTTCAGTGTATAATAGTTTATATGCTATTAAATCCAATTTACGAATACAAAAAACTCAACCGTGACGAATCCACAGGCAAGCGCCTTTATGCTTGCCCTGATGGTAGTAAAGTTCCCAGCGTCACAACAGTACTAGACTCCACTAAAGATAAAACATTCTTAATTGAATGGCGTAAACGTGTAGGCGATGCCGAAGCAACACGTATTAGCACAGAGTCAGCAGGCCTCGGTACTCTAATGCACACACATTTAGAATACTATGTATTAGGCAAAGAACGTCCACAAGGAAATAATCAAGTTCAGATAATGGCTCGTGACATGGCAGATACTATGATCAATGAAGCATTTTGTGAAATTGACGAAGTTTGGGGTATTGAAGCTCCGCTATACTATCCTGGATTATATGCAGGTACTAGTGATATGATTGGTATACATAAAGGTACACCTGCGATCATTGATCATAAGACTACTAAGAAGCCTAAGAAAAGAGAATGGATTGAAGATTATTTTCTACAATGCTGTGCCTATGCATTGGCACACAATGAAGTGCATGGCACTGACATTAAAAAATGTGTAATTAACATCATTGACCGAGATGCCAAACTCCAACCTTTTATCATTGAAGGTAACGAGTTTGATCATTACAGTGATCTCTGGGCACAACGTCTTGATCAGTATTATAAATAAGCATCTAGTGGAAAACAATTTAAGCATTTGGTATAAGACTACTACAGAAAAAATCTTAGCTTGGAGAGAACTAAGACAAAACTCTGTAGATATGACAATAGATAATATTGTCAGCGCAGTAAACACGTGGTGGACATTCTCCCCATGGGTTCGCAAAACTATAGACCCTTATCGACACGAAACTTGGCCAAGTCCTTGGGATATGATTAGTCGCGGCGAGTTTTGTCGTAGTGCTATTGCATTGGGACAGGCATATACGCTATGGATAACTGCTCCTAATACTAACGTAGAACTATGGTTAGTAAATAATTTTAGTGAAAAAGATGTACATCTAGTAGTAGTTATTGATAAGAAGACAGTGCTAAATTATACACTGGGCCAAGTATTGACTATTGAAGAATGCGACTTTGAGGTTCTGAATACAATCACCAAAAATGACTTAACGCACATTAAAATATAACAGAATTATTACAATGTTTAGTTAAATAGAATACTAAAATTAAAATAAAAAACAACAAAGCAAGGAAACAAAATAGAATGACATCATCAGCCAAAGCCATCACTGTTATTAAGCGCAGTGGAGAAAAAGAACAATTAATGATTGAAAAATGGCAGGCCCAAATTACTAAGATATGTGCAGGTATAGCAGACGTAAGTCAAAGTATGGTAGAGATTAAAGCGCAGCCTCATTTTTATGATGGTATCACTACTAAAGAAATTGATGAGATTACACTTCGCGCTATCGTTAACCTTATCGACGTAGAAGCCAACCCGGATATCGGACACACAAATTATCAATACGTAGCAGGCAAGCAACGCCTTAGTATGCTACGGAAAGATGTATATGGTGACTACGAAGTTCCTCACCTTTATGATATTGTTAAAAAGAATGTAGCAACAGGTCTTTATACAAATGAACTTCTCGACTGGTATACAGAAGAAGACTGGAACAAAATGAATGATATGCTCGACCACGAAAAGGACGAGCAATACAGTTATGCCGCTATTGAACAACTTATTGAAAAGTATCTTGTAAAGAACCGCTCGACGAAAGAAACATATGAAACTCCTCAAATTAGATATATGGTTGCAGCCGCTACTGTATTTCATAAGGAAGAACCTAACGCGGCTCGTATGCGTTATATTAAAGAATACTACAACGCGGCTAGTGACGGTCTTTTTACTCTTGCTACTCCTGTACTTGCTGGCCTTGGTACTCCCACCAAACAGTTTAGTTCTTGCGTACTCATCAGAAGCGACGACGATCTGGACTCAATTTTTGCGTCCGGAGAGATGATGGCCAAGTATGCCAGCAAACGTGCTGGTATTGGTTTAGAAATTGGGCGACTACGTCCTTTAGGAAGCCCTATTAGGGGCGGCGAAATTATGCACACAGGTATGATTCCATTTTTAAAGAAATGGTTCGGTGATCTGCGTTCATGTTCACAAGGAGGAATTCGCAATGCAAGTGCTACTATCTTTTATCCAATCTGGCATCACCAGTTTGACGACCTTATTGTACTCAAGAACAATCAAGGAACAGAGGAAACCCGAGTCCGTCATATGGATTATGGGGTTGTGCTTAGTGCTTTATTCTGGAGACGATTCAAAAACAAAGAATCAATAACATTCTTTGATCCTAATGAAGTACCTGACTTATACCAAGCATTTTATTCTAATACAAAACTATTTGAAGAATTATATGTTAAGTATGAAAACACTCCAGGTCTTCGTAAGAAAACAATGTCTGCAGAAGAAGTATTTAAAGGCGGCATTTTAAAAGAACGCACAGATACAGGACGTATCTACTTAGTGTTCGTTGACAACGTGATGAATCAAGGACCATTCGATCCTGAGTATCACACAATTTATCAGAGTAATCTTTGCTGTGAAATTCTTTTACCTACTAAATCCTTTAAACGTTTGGATGACAGCGATGGTCGTATCGCTCTTTGCACATTGGGCTCAATCAATTGGGGTTCGTTCCGTAACCCAGAAGATATGCGCCGTGCTTGCCGCATATTGCATCGTAGCCTCAATAACATTCTTGACTATCAAGACTTTCTATCCATTCAATCTAAATTATCCAACGATGAAATCAGACCTCTTGGAATTGGAATCACTAATCTTGCCTACTGGCACGCCAAACGAAGCCTTAAATACGGAGAACGAGACAGCTTGGCTGAAGTCAAGACGTGGATGGAACACCAAGCCTACTACCTAACTGAAGCTAGTGTTGAACTTGCTAAAGAACGTGGCAAGTGTGAAGGTAGTGATAGAACACGTTATGGACAAGGAACATTCCCTTGGGAATTACGTGCCAATGGTGTTAATGAATTAACAAACTTCGCTCCTGAATTAGATTGGGAATCATTGCGTACTAGTATGAAAGAACACGGTGTTCGTAATGCCACACAAATGGCAGTTGCACCAGTGGAGTCTAGTTCGGTTGTCATTAATAGTACAAACGGTATTGAAATGCCTATGAGCTTGATTAGCACTAAAGAAAGCAAAGCAGGATCATTTACACAAGTTGTTCCTGAATATCACAAGTTAAAAAACAAATATCAACTAATGTGGGAACAAAAAGACTGTGATGGCTATTTAAAAACAGCGGCGGTTATTGCTGCCTATGTTGATCAAAGTATCAGTACTAATACGTTTTACAATCCTGCTCACTTTGCTGATAGAAAAGTTCCAACAACATTAATTGCCAAGAACCTAATGCAAAGTCATTACTGGGGTTTGAAGACTTTCTATTATAGCTTGATTAACAAAGCTGGTAGTAGAGCTGTAGAAGAACAACCTGATAATGTTATCAGTTTGAATTTTAATCAAGAAGATGAACTTGATGATGACTGTGAGGCCTGTAAGTTATAATGTTAGAAACAATTTGCGATATTATGGTAGACGCTTATAAGCGTAACTGGATTACTAGTCGTGATGGTAATGTAAGCATTCGACATCACGATCGTGACCACTTTTACATTACTCCTAGCGGTGTTCGGAAACAAACTTTACAGCCCGATCAATTTAAAAAGATTAGCATTGATAGAAGTATTCATAGCGGCTATGGAAGTGCTGCCTTTAATTATAATTGGCGAGATCTTCCTTACACTGATATTAGTGCCAATTTAAAACCCAGCGGAGAAATACCATTACATTTTGGATTACAAAAAGAAATGGGTCAGCATAAAGATGATGTTCGAGTAGTTGTTCATGTGCATCCAACATATTGTATTGCCGCAATGCATGCCGGTATCGATCTCAGCACTATCAGTGATGCTTTCCCCGAACTTAATCGATATACTCGAGTTGCACCTAATGTAGGAGATGTGCCTCCGATTAGTCAAGAGCTTGCAGACCAGTGCCATAAGATGTTACAATTAGACAATAACGGCAACATTGCCTTTGATATAGTAGGTATTAAAGGTCACGGAGTCGTTGCTATTGACACAACACCGTGGCGTGCTTATGAGCACATAGAACGACTAGAACATATTTGCAAGATAGTACTTGCTTCAGGAAATTACAAATGAGTAAACAACAATACAACTTAAACACTAAAACAGATTATTTAAATCGTAAAATGTTCTTGGATCCAGAAGGTCCAGTTACTATTCAACGATTTGAAGAAGTAAAATATAAAAAGATTGCCGACTTTGAAACAACGGCACGTGGTTTCTTTTGGGTACCGGAAGAAATTAGTTTAACTAAAGATGCTAACGACTTTAAAGAAGCCAGTGATGCAGTTAAACATATCTTTACTAGCAACTTGTTAAGACAAACAGCATTGGACAGTTTACAAGGCCGCGGCCCTAGTCAAGTTTTCGCGCCTGTGGTATCATTGCCAGAATTAGAATCATTAATTTATAATTGGACATTCTTTGAAACAAATATCCATAGCCGTAGTTATAGTCACATTATTCGTAATATTTACAACGTGCCTAAAGACGTATTCAACACTATCCACGATACAAAAGAAATTGTAGACATGGCAAGTAGTGTTGGTAATTATTATGATGACTTACATAGGTTAAATTGTCTTAAAGAAATTGCCGATCCTACTAAAGAAACAGTATTAGAAACAGTACACATTAAAGCAATCTATATGGCCTTACACGCAAGTTATGCCTTGGAAGCATTTCGCTTTATGGTATCATTTGCCACAAGTTTAGCAATGGTCGAAAACAAAATCTTTATTGGTAATGGCAACATTATTAGTTTGATTCTACAAGACGAATTACTACACAAAGGCTGGACAGCTTTCTTGATTAATCAAGTTGTTAAAGAAGATCCACGCTTTGCCGCCATCAAAGGTGAATGCGAACAAGAAGTATACCAATTGTATATGGATGTTATTCGTGAGGAAAAAGCCTGGGCCGACTATTTGTTTAAGATGGGACCGGTTATTGGTTTAAATGCTAACATTCTAAAAGAGTTTGTTGATTACACCGCAGTAAACGCTTTAAAGGAAATAGGTATTAAATATCAGAGTCCTGCGCCTAAGAGCACTCCGATCCCTTGGTTTAACAAGCACAGCGACACAAGCAAAAAGCAAACAGCATTACAAGAAAGTGAAAGCACTAATTATGTTATTGGCGTAATGAGCGACAACTTAGACTACGATGCACTACCAAATATTTAAGGAGATTATATGATTGATTATAATTTTTTTGTAAATGGCGGATTTTTAACTTTTGAAAAGAATACAAGAACAGAAACTTATGAAATTGCTCAAGAAGCAGGAACAATTAATTCTGTTTCTTTCAATGCCGGTGATTATATTATTAATGATCCAATTAACGGCATATATGCTATTCCTGCCGATAAATTTATTAGACGCAATGACGATTTAGGAAACGGAAACAGTAGAACTAAAAAATTATTACGTCTAGCTAGACTTGCAAACGAAAACGGTACATTACAAACATCGTACGGAGAAAAAAGTTATACGTCAGGCAATCAGTATATTATTTTACAAGATCCTGATGACTATATAGTATTAGACAAAGCTGTATTTGAAGAATTATACGACTTATCAGCAATAGAATATCCCTGGGAAACACAATGAAAATTAACGAAGTAACATCACAAATTAACGATAAATGGTTTGATCAAGGATCATTTAAAACATTTAAAAAGCCTAACAAAGAGCGTTATGAAATTGCTCAAGAGCCGGGCACAGTTCAAACCTTAGAAGGCCCAGTCAACTATCTAGCAGGTCATTATATTATGACTGGACCCAAAGGAGAACAATATCCAATCACTCCTGAAAAGTTCCATCAAATGAAAGATGACTTGGGCAATGGAGTTTGCACACCTAAGAAGATTTTTAAACTTGCTAAACTGGCTGATCATGATGGTGTTATCCATACATCTTGGGGTGATTTAAATTATACAGCTGGCAATGATTTTATTGTCAAACACGGTGCAAATGACTATGGCGCAGTAAAGAAAGATATCTTTGCTCAAACTTATGATACACCACAAAACTTTCAATAAGGATATAATATGCAAGTAAGAGTAAAAGAAGAGACAGAAGAATTTGGTGCCTGCGGTTGCGGACGTAGCCCTAATGGCAAATGTGTTGGCTGGCACGGATTAACTGAAGAAGAGTTTCAAGCCGCATTAACAGAATACGAAGAAAGTTTATTTAGGGACGAATGATGAAAGTAGAAATTTATACAATGGAAAATTGTGGATATTGCCAAGAATCTAAAAAATTATTAAGCGAAAATAACTATGACTATATAGAATATACCATCACTGATGACTTCACTAGTGAATCTTCAAATGCACTTATTAATGAATTAGGGAAAAGATTGAACACTGATCGTATTTCTGTGCCAGTGGTTTTCATAGACGACGTTCCCGTAGTCGGATATACTAGACTAACAGATTATATGGCAAGGAAAAACACAAATCAAGAAAGTTAAAATGAAAGTAGAAATGTATACCAAGGACCAGTGCCCTTACTGTGTTCAAGCAAAAAACTTGTTTAAAAGCAAAGGCTGGGAGTTCACAGAACACTATATCACAGCAGAAACAAGAGAAACATTGTTAGAATCTCTAACAACAAGATTGGGGGCAGCACCACGCACCGTGCCTCAAATCTTTATCGATGATCAGGCCATTGGAGGTTATACTGATCTAGTCACGTGGTTAAAAACTCAATAAATACATATATGTTAAAAGAAAACAAAATTGGACAAACAGTCAGTATGAAATTAGCCAACGGCGACGAAGTTGTTGGTAAAATTACAGGACAAACAGCAGAGGGTCTTACTATTAGTAAGCCTGTTATTCTAGCGGCTAGCAGAGATGGATTACAAATGATCCCTTTTATGATGACTGCTGAACCTAACAGTGACTTCTCATTTAAAGCACATACTATTATGTGTGTTGCTGATACAAACGAACAAGTTAGTGATGCTTATTTAGAAAGCACAACTGGCATTAAGCCAGTTAGAAACTCTAGTAGTATCATAGTATAATATGCCAGCAGTACACAGATTATTTGATAAAAATACAGCCAGGGCAGAAATTGTCAAGGTGATTCAATCATCTGTGTACGCTAATAATTTGTTAGTCAGTGTTGATGGTTGCCCAGTGAAAGGTCACGGATTGCCTCCGCATTCTAAACCATTTACTGCAAATGGTAGCAGAAATGTTTTTATAGAAAATATTTCAGTCAACCGACAAGGTGATCCTGATACTTGCAAGCATCCTAGAGCTACTGGTAGTCCTGATGTTTTCGTCAACGGATAACCTATGTCAGCTTTAAAAATAACCTTTCCTACTCCTCTTCCTAAAAACGAAAAAGATCTTATCTGTATGCTATTGGCAGGCAGATTAAAAGATTTGTTTAAAGGTAAATTAATATGCGCTCAACTCGCTATAGATGATTTACTTAAAGATGTAACAGGTGTAAGTGCGTTAGGAAGTCTAGCTGGCGCATTAGCAGGAATGCAAAGTGCGTTAACAGGTTTTCAAGCAATCAGTGGCTACAACAATATACTCAATGGTGTAAATCAAGCTCTTGGGCAAATCGAAAATGTGTTTAGCTTGGGCGGATTATGCCCTAGCCCAGTTCATGCACCAAAGATACCTGACTTACTTCCTCAGCTAAATGCCAACTTATTTGGACAAGCAAATAATATTTTAGGCGCATTAGGTAAACTAAGCAATCCTAGTATGTGCTTGGGTGGCGGCGCAGGCGGATTTGGTATTAATTGGAATAGTATGACTGGAGATTTAAAAAATCTCAAAGCCGCTATTGGCCAGGCCAAAGCAACTGGTCTAGGAATGACACCGACTCTTAATGCCTTTACTAACAATTTAAAATCACAGACATCTAGATTAAAAAGTGAAATAGCAAGATTAGAAAAGAATTTAGCTGACCCTTTAGGTATTAATGATAAACAGAATACAGTAAAAAGTTTACAACGTGCTAAAGACATCAGCGATGGTTATACCGTTAAAGATGCCAATGGTATTGAATACGCCAATGCTCTTAAAGCAATGGTTGCCGGAGACATCGAAGCTGTATTTGATAGATCGGGACTTGCTTCACAACCGATTCTCTATGTAAGTAAACCAATTTTAGATTATTGCGGCGATGTAATAGGCTACGAAAAGGTTGCTGTATCAGGAGATCCTGCATATATAGGTTGGGATACTGCACCTGGCGCAGTAAACACGGATAATCCCACTGTTAATCCAACAGCAACTTATGTTAACTTTGATTACTTGTTCAAAGAAGAAAATGGTGTAATTACAATTTATAACACCACAGGTGCAACTGTAACAAATATATCGTTGTCTAGAGGTAAACATTATAGAATAGGTTTGGAATTAGTTAACACCGCCATAAAATTTTACTCTAACGGTAACTATACTATAACTTGGTTAGATGGTTTGACTTACAGTAGAAGTCCAGAGTACGGTACTGACATGGAAATTATCACTCCTGACACTACAACTACTTACGTCAGAGGTGAAATAGATTGGGCAGTATTAATAGAAAATCCAACGACTCCTAATACACTATACTGGAAAGCATCAAATAATCAATATGGAATTATCGAAGTTGATCCTGCAAGTCCTAGAGTAATTCCTGTAGCTGACAGAACGTATGACATTTCTATGGCAGCTAAAAAATCTAGCTTACATTTAATTCATTCAACGGATTATGGTGTTGTACACGAAGTCGATATAACAACAAGAACTTATAACTCTGTAACTACTAGATACAATTCTAGTAATCAAGTTATCACTCCTATTGCAACTCAATCTAGTTTATCTTATTCTATTCTAGCTGATTTAGAAACTTTAGACAGTAGCGGCCTTACAAATGCAAATAATAAAATAATTAGATCGGTTACCAAGTTCGACAATACAAATTTTCTTATCACTAAACGATATGTTAGTATAGAAAATGGCTATGAGTTTAACAAACTTTATTTCTACATATCATCGGATAACACAGAAGCAAATGCAAGCTATTGTTTATTGATTAAATTTGACAGCACTCTTAATATTTTAAATAGTTCTAAGTTACCTTACACAGACAACTATTCATATAAACTAACATATTTGAAAAATGAAGGAACAGCGTTAGAACCTAATTTTGTACCCGTAATGTCTCCGATAGCTAACTCAAATGAAACTAAGTTTGAGCTAGTAGAAAGCAATGGAAAGCAGTTTATTCGTTGGAATTTAACTTCGTATACAGAAGCAGATACAGTAAATGTGCCTAAAAATGAATTTATATATCAAACGGATATAGAAATCGATCCCACGCATTTAAAGCGAGATTTTATAAGTTCTGATCCCGTTGAAACTAGAACATATTTTTACTTTAAAACTAATGACGGATCTGCTATTAAATCAGTTATTGCATTGAATCTTTGATAGGCTAAATACTTCATAAATTCGGAGATAT